CGTACTTGGTCTTGTGCGAATAGCGGAACAGCAGCTTGCCGGTCTGCGGGTCGCGGATGTCGTGCACTCTTTTGGCCTCCGTGAGCTTGGGAGAGGGGCGACGGGCAGATCCAATCCCTTCCCCCCTATTGGGAATGTGGAGCGAGTCACTACAGAATTGTTTCACGGTAACGTTTCACGAACGCCCAAACATAGCACAGCATATACGTTTTATAGACATATTAGTCATCCGTTTTGCGTGGGGGGTTAGACGTATTTACATCTATATATAATTTAAGATGTAATTACGTCTAAGCCGGCTACAAATAGGTGAGTCTGTGCTACCCCTTCCGCGCCCCACTTTTTCTGGCCAGCGAATTGTTTCACGCTCACTCTGACCTCGGCGGGGGATGCGGCTCGTAAGCAAGCCGCAATCCCTTCCCCCCCCTACTCTTTCGGAATGTGGAGAGGTGCCCACTCGGCGGCATGGGTCAAACACGACTCGCATGGCTCATCGCTCCCGATCACCCACGTGGCATCCCACCCCTCATCGGTCTCCTCGATGTCCCAGTGACAATGGCACTGAGATAGACATAATGTTGACCCATCACCGGGGTAGGCGGGCAGATCGGGCAATCCCTGGCCCAGGGTCAAGCCGCGCTCGTAGGGTGCAGAGCCGGAGTTGACGTACATGTCCGAGCGTCCGGCGATGGCGTCGGCGTTGAGATTGCCCTCATCGTCGGTGTAGCGCCCGCCCTGGATGTCGTCGGCAAAGCCGCCCAGGAACTCGTACTGCGTCTTGCACATGGAGCCGATCCGGCCCCAGTCGGCCTTGGCCATCGAGCCGCGGCCGCCGTGCCCCAGGACGTACTCGTCTATGTACGTCAGCTTGATCTGCGCCCGCATCTCCTTTTCCCACTTGCGCAGGGTGATGTCCCCCCGCGCCAGTTGGCCGTGCAGATCGGCCATGTTCTCCTTCATTCCTCCGATGAACTGGTCGCGCAGCACGAGCATCTGCTTCTGGCCGATGAACTTGCCGGTCAGGGCGTTGTGGTATCGCTTGCCATCCCAGGTCCACGGACTTGCCATCTTGTCTTACTCCTTGCCCGCGTCGAGCAGCCCGGCCAGGTCCTCGCCCATCAGCTCATCCCACAAGCGCGACCCCAGGACTCGCTCCCCTTCGGTCACCCCCACCTTGCCAGGAAGGGGAAGGGCCTTCTTTGCCGCCGGCGGTTCGGGAGGCGCCCCTTCGGGAGGCGTTGCCGCTGCGGGAGCCGGAAGGAGGGCGAGCGGTGTCGCGGGAGGCGGCAGCTCCGGCGGCGTCGGCTCCGGCTCCGGCTCGGGGATGGTGTTGTCCTTCACCGGCACGATACCGGGGCTGCGCAGGTACACGTCGCCGGTCGGGTCAGCAGGCAGGCCCAATTCGGCCCGGCCCTCGTTCAGCTTCATGTAGCCTCCCGTAATGGCCAGGTTCACCCATTGGCGCTTGGTGTCCTGGTTCTCGCGCAAGGCGGCCACGGTGCTCTGGTCGAAGGCGGCCACCTCGTCTTCGTTGGCGCCGAAGTCGGGCACCAGGAGGCTGGCGGTGATCGTCTCCCCGGCCATGTGCCAGAAGCGGCACATCGTCCCTTCGACGAAATAGACGCGGCACTCCTGCATGTTCGAGAAGGTGCTGCGTTCCAGGCCCACGTTGACCCCCACGAGCATCGCCGGCGTGCGCAGGGCGGCGCAGATCCGCGCCTCGGGAACGCGCCGCAGGGCCTCGAAGGCCAGCTCCTGCAGGTCCATGCCGACGCGCTTGATGTCCACGCCCCCTTCCAGGATCGCCGTGCCGCCGCGGTTGTGGCCACTGCGCTTCTCCTGCCACTCCTTCTGGATGCGGTCGGTGTCCACCCCCACCGCATCGGCAGGGATCACCAGGGCCAGCCTGGGAATGGCGTCATTCTCCAGCAGAGCCTTCAGGTAGCGGGTGGCCTCGTTGTCCGTGTCCACTTCCCTGGCCACGGCCATCAACGGGGCCAGGCCCTTCCAGGGGGAGAGCGGATCGTGCGTCCAGCGGAAATGGACGATATCCTCACGAGGGATGTCCTCTGTCTCACCGTTCTCCAGCAGTTGGTGGTAGTGGTCCACCAGGAGCGCCCTCCCCGGCTGCGGCTCGATCTGCGCGTCGGACAGCGGCACCAGCTCCACGACTTTTCGCGCCCTGCTGCGCACCTTGTACCAGTAGGCATCCCCACCGATCGCCATGTAGGTCATGGTCAGGGAGAGCATGTCCGACATGCTCATTTGCGGATTGGGCCGGCGCAGGAGCATGTTCATCGGATGCTTGGGCAGGGGGTTGCGCCCACCGTTATCGGTCTCCCGGCAGACACGCAGCTTGGCCTCCTGAAAGGCCAGGCTCAGCTCGAAGATGCAGGCGAACACTACCCCATTGGCCCGGTAGCCCTCGCGCACCAACATGCGGAAGGTGGGGTCGGCCCATCCGCTCCAGGCCCACTCGGGGATAACCGCTGCCTTGCGACCGCTGATGATCCCCCTGGCCAGCCAGATTCGCAAACGATCTGTCCAACTTAGGCCCATGAGATGCCTACCTTCCGCGCTACCAGCGCAGCGCATACATAGCGTAGCGAGTCGCAAACGTGGTACGCCGTCTTGTTCTTGATTTCTTCCATCGGCTCCCCCTTGTCGTTCACCTCCCGGCTATAGGTGTTGAGCTCCTCGCGCAAGTAGGGCAGCCCCTTGAACACGAATAGGCGGTCGGTCTTGAACAGGGAGATCACGCGGTCGATCCCCGCCTCCACATCGCCCACCTTCGGCTGCTCGACCGGGATGCCTCCTTCCAGCCAGTCGCGGCGCTCCTGCACCTCGCTCGCGGCGCCACCGTACCAGTGATAATGGCGGAAATAACGGACCTTCACCTGCTCCTTCTCATCCATCTGCTCCATGTCCGACCAGACTAACTCCATCGCCTTCTGGCAGTGTTCCTTCGTCGTGAGCCCCCCTTGCAGGCTCTCGCGGTAGACATAGTGCTTGCCCGAATCGGGGTCTCTGGCGATCCAGACCATCGCCGTATGCACCGCCCCGAAGTCAATGCCCACGAACCTCGGCCACTCCTTGGGGATGGGGAAGGGGGCCACCAGATGTTGCTCCTCGTGAAAGTCGTTGTAGATCAAGCCCGCCGGACGAGAGAAGCGCCCCTGGTAAAACATAGCGAACTTCCAGGCGGCCATCGTGCGCCGCGCCCGCTCGAACTCCGCCCGCGGGAAGGCGGGGTTGAGGATGCTCTCGAACTGGATCACATCAATATCGGGATCGCCCCGACCCTCATCCCACCGGTCCACCAGCTCCGTCTTAATCCAACCCAGGCCGTAGGGGGTTGTCGTGATCAACACCCTCCCCTGGGAGAGCGACACGCGGCGCAGCACGGCCTCCCAACTTGCGAGACGAAAATCGTCTTGTCCAGCCTCATCCAGCCAGGCCGCCTTCGCCGTGGCCGACTCCAACCCGCCCTCCGACGATGCCGAGCGCAGGATCACCCGCCCCCACATGCGGTCCATTGACTTCCGCGCCCAAAACCTGCCGGTGTACGGGTCCTTCAGCTCCAATACCCCATCGCCGGCCCAATAGCGGCCTACACCCAACTGACCCTCGAACAGCTCCAGGATGGCCGGCAACATCTTGAGCTTGAACAGGTCATAGGTTGACGTAACGGCGAGATAGTCTCCCGGCCCCCGCCCCGGCAGGATGATCCCCGGCTCGAGCTCTCCACCGTAGATCTCCCGGCGCAGCCAGTGGGGGCCGGCCGCGGTCTTCCCTCCTTGGCTCCCAGCAAGGATCAGGATGAAACGCCGCCGGCTACGCCAGGCCCGCGACTGGCCGGGATGGAAATTGAGGAACATCTTGCCCTCGGTGGGCTCTATCTCGACCAGGCTTCCGGCCACAGGCGACTCAGCCTTCCAACTGGAGGGGCGCGTCACTACGTGACGCCTCGCCATCGGCAGTTCCCCCATCGGTCAGCCGGGAGACGATCTCTGAAATGGCGACGATCCGCTGGCCCCCGCTGGTGAGGTCCAGCCGGCGCGGCGGCTCATAGCCCAACAGCCGGGCCCGCAACTCAATGAGCTTGACCAACCGGTCAATGGCGAACAGGTTGCCCCCGGCGACCTCCGCCCATATAGCCTGCATGGCGCTGGAGATACGGTGCAGGTCCTCGACCATCACGTTGTCCATGCCGCCGATCTGCGTCCTCGTCCACTGGGCCCGCAAGACCTTCAAGTCGGCGTTCACCGTGGACACCGCCACCTTCATGGCGCCAGCCATCTCGCGCTGCGTCATCTGCGCGTCCACCAGCGTTGCTAGCCGGGCCCGGCGTTGCTCGGCGTTATCGCGCTGACTTGCTCTACTCACTCGTCGAAGGTCCCTTCTTGCCGATGGACTCCTCATAAGTCAGCGGCACGGTAATCATGATCTTGTACCCCTGGCCCGGCCGCCACCCCTGGGAGTTGACATGGACCACGTGCGTCCCCCACTTCCGCGCCAGGTAGAGCTGCTCCTTGCGGATCAAGCCCTCACTGATCCAGACCGAATCGCCGTTCACGTTGCCGCGCATCCGCCCATCCACCTCATCGAATACCCCGAGCCACCTCTGGTCCACCCACATAATCTTGTGCTTGGCGATGGACTGCAGGGCCAGGTCCAGGTCATCGCAGGTAATCAGGTTCTCGTCCATGCGCAGATCGGGGTCAATCCAGCCGGAGAAGCCCGTTTTGGCCCAACGGCGCAGGTAGAAGGGCATAAAGCTCATCCGCTCTCGCGGCGACATGATCGAGCCGGAAATATAGAACAGGCCCGAACCGGCATCAATGGCCGCCCGCCCCACGTGGGCGATCAAGGAGATCAGGTACTCCGGGTCGTTCGACTCGCGGCTCCGGCTGCTCATGATGTACTTCAGGGCGCGGAAGTCGTCGTCAATCTGAAAGTTGAACCGCTCCACCTCGCTCGGCCTGTACCAGTGGGAGACGATATAGTTGCGGATGCGCGAACAGCCGTAGGTGTTGTGGGTGAGGATGGAGAGGGGCTTGCGCCCGGCCCGCTTGAAAGCGTGCTCGTAGGACTCCTTCTCCTCGTGGTCCACGACGATGTTCATGTACTCGAACATCGGGTTCTCCAAAAGCACACTCTCTCGCTTGCGTGAGGGGCAGAAGATCGGGAACACGAACTCGTCCATATGCACGACGCCCACCCCATCATCCCGGTGCGAGGTCTTAATCATTGGGTCCCTCCCTTCTTGAGCTCCGCGAGCTGCACTTCAAGGTCAGTGACCCGGTTCTGCGCATCCTTGAGCTTGCGCAAGGTATTGGCGTACTCGATGATCCAGTAGTCCGCCATGACCACGCGGCCAATACCGACGCGGCCCGCAGCCGACTGGTGGAACGGGCAAATGACTTTCTTGACCCCAAAAACGTCCTGGGCCGCGATGAAGTCTATGTGCGACTTGAACATCAAGACGATGTAGTCGTACCGCTCCCCCAGGACCAGGCCCAAGCCCCCTTCGGGCAGGGGCGGGATCGTTTCCAGCTGCGGC